GAGGGTGCTAATTTTCTCACGGCAGCAGTGTCAACTCCTGCTGACGCTATGGGTCATTCTCTTCTTCTACTTTGGGGTCCTGAGTCTCAGGGAGATTTCGTCCGCTGGGTCCAACTTGGGGGACTCTGGGCTTTTGTGGCGCTCCACGGATGCTTTGCCCTTATAGGGTTTATGCTCCGACAGTTTGAAATCAGTCGTTTAGTAGGTATCCGTCCTTACAATGCTATTGCGTTCTCTGGTCCTATTGCTGTCTTTGTCAGTGTTTTCCTTATCTACCCACTGGGTCAGTCCTCGTGGTTCTTTGCTCCATCCTTCGGGGTGGCAGCAATCTTTAGATTCCTTCTTTTCCTCCAAGGATTTCACAACTGGACACTGAACCCCTTCCACATGATGGGTGTTGCTGGTATACTAGGTGGAGCACTCCTCTCTGCAATTCATGGAGTCACAGTAGAGAACACTTTGTATGAAGATGGTGATCAAGCAAACACTTTCAAAGCATTTGATTCAACCCAAGAGGAAGAAACTTACTCGATGGTTACGGCTAATCGTTTTTGGTCACAAATTTTCGGTATTGCGTTTAGCAATAAGCGTTGGTTGCATTTTTTCATGCTGTTTGTTCCTGTTATGGGTCTCTGGACATCTTCCATCGGGATCATCGGACTCGCACTCAACCTTCGTGCATACGATTTTGTTTCTCAAGAAATAAGGGCAGCAGAAGATCCTGAATTCGAGACCTTCTACACAAAGAACATACTTTTGAATGAAGGACTCCGTTCCTGGTTGGCTCCAGTAGATCAACCGCATGAGAACTTTGTGTTCCCAGAGGAAGTCTTGCCAAGAGGCAATGCTCTCTAAACCACTTCCACAACCGTCACAGCACTCCTTTATAGGGGTGCTTTTTTATTGTATAATGACTTTATACGCATCAAACCAATGGCAACAAACCATCGTAAGATGACTTGCAAAGAAGCATTAAAAGCACGGTATAAAGTCGTTGGACGCAAAGAGAATGGGTATTCCGAAGCTGCTGTTTACTTGTCTTATGAGGAAGCTAGAAGATTCTGGGATTCTTTGACATTTCGTGAGTTTGACAGTATTAAAGTAATTGCTTACTGGGATGAACATGTTTTTTATAATGAAGAACAAGCACTGAAAGCACTAGACAAACTACATAAAGAGAATGGTAAAGGTATGAAGGAGTTAGCAGATGACTCACTTTGATTACATCACAAAACATATGCTTCCTGGTTGGGTTGAGTCTTGGACTTATAACTTCAGGATATGGACAGATTTAATGACTAGTAACTACAAACCATATGCAAATCCTTGTGGTGAAAGTCCAGAACGAGAATGTTATGAATGGTTCTGGACATCACTTAATCTGGATGATATATACACCAAAGCGTTTATTGAAGAACTTTTGCAGCTGAAGAAAGATGTTGAGAGTGGTACAGTGAAGACATATCCTTTACAATCAAGATAAAGAGTGATATATTAAGAATGGATTTACTAGTAAGGACCTTCGGGTCCTTTTTTTATGACTCATATATAGAGGTAGTTGCAAACACTTCTAATGAAGTTCTTTTTCGCACTTTTGGCTACACTTTTTCTTGCTGCACCTGCTTGGGCTGTAGACGTAATGATGGGCGCAGATGGTAACTTGGTTTTTGAACCGTCCGAAGTCAGCATTTCTGCTGGCGAGTCGGTTCATTTCGTTAACAACATGCTTCCTCCCCACAATGTTATTGTTGAGGATCATCCCGAACTAGATCACGAATCCCTCGCTTTGCTTCCTGGTGAAGAGTTTGATGTAACCTTCTCTGAAGCAGGAGACTATACCTATTGGTGTGCTCCACATAAAGGCGCAGGTATGATCGGTACAGTACACGTTTCTTGAATTTTGTGATATAATTTGGGTACTTACTTTTCCTCTAATGGTTGGGTTACCCAAATTTTTTGAACAAACATCGGACAAACCTTACGATCGCCATCACTACAAAGTTGTAGGGAAAAATGGTGATTGTAGGGTTTTTGATTCTTATGATCTAGTCCAAGCTCTTTGGTTCCAAACATATAAAGGATTCCTGAGTCACGTTGAAGTTCTTGATATTAAAAAAGGAAAAGGATTCAAATGAAAAAGTATATTCCCCAAGAGTTTTGGTCTGTTTATGACTCTACTGGAAAAAAAATTGCTGACTGTGGTTGGGAAAGAGACGCTGCGTGGTTAGCAGAACGTCGCAAAGGAACTTACCGCAAAACAAATCATGAACTTCCTGGACCAGTGGTTGATGTAACTCCATCCAAACAACTCCCCACAACTGAAATCGTTGTCAATATGGATGGCGGAGTTGGTGGTTCATGGGAGGAGAAAGAAGTAGAATATGAACACATTAATGATGATCCTCATGATGGTTGGTGGTTGAGACCAGAATATCGAGATGAAGTTCTGCCACAACTCCAAGAAAGTAACTTAGAACCCTTAGACCTAAAATGAATGCAGTAGTATACACAAAAGATAATTGTCAATGGTGTGATAGAGTCAAGTCTCTTCTTAATGCTTTGAACATTGACTATCTAGAGTATAAGTATGAAAAACATTTCACTAAGAAACAGTTTTATGCTGAGTTTGGTGAAGAAGCAACATTTCCCCAGGTTTCAATCGACAACAATTACATTGGTGGATGCAAAGAAACCCTAAATTACTTTAAGACAAAGGAATTAATCTGATGGAAGAAAAACTAGATCTCATTCTCCTTCGTATTAAAATGCTCGAAGGACAATTGGTTGAACTAAAACAGACTCTTGATGCTCATCGTCATGAACATACCGCAATGCAACACCCAGGAATTGCTGCTCAGATGAGAGGTGGTGATGCTGGCGTGGGTGGAATGGGAATGGGTCCTGGTGGATTCCCCCCTGGAGCAGGAGGTTATCAGGAACAACAGTCTCCTGGTGGTAGTTCATACGGTCCTCCTGGTATGTAAAATCAGCTTTTGTTTTCAAAAAAGCTGGAAAAAAAACTCAGGCAAAAAATTGAACTGTAGGGTCGAATGAATTTATTGGGTCTTCGTGTATGTGCTCATGATGCAAATGTCACATACTGGGACGGAGAAAAAATTAGATATGCATCTTTTGAAAGACTTCTCCAATTAAAACATCATGGTTTTGACAGTCTTTATGAATGGACTTCTATTCTAGATGAATGGGGAGTTGAACCATGGGAAGTAGAGGCCATTTGTATCACAATGGATACTCATGTGTACTCTGAAGTTAATATTGATGTTTCCAAAATTGAAGAAGAGATTGAAATTGATGGATTTAGAGACTTTGGTTTCAAATGTCCAATTATTAGAATTGACCATCATTACGCTCATACTTTGAGTTTTTGGCCGTTGGGCGTCGAACCTACGATCCATTTTGTTTTTGATGGGTTTGGTGATGATTGGATGTATCGATCTGTTTGGAGGAAAGACTATCTTCTAGACTATGGTCGGCATGAATCCGTAAAATACGGATGTAACATGACTCCCAGTCCCAGTCTTGGATTTATTATGTCCTACATGGGAGATTTGCTGGAGTTGAAGGGACATGAGTTAGATACTGCTGGTAAAGTCATGGCTATCAAGGCTTTTGGTAGACTTGGATGTCCTGGAGTCAAATTAATTGAAGGTATTGATAATCTTCATGAAGTTTGGAACTTTGATGCGGTCAGAAACTCATACCCGCATGATCTTCAGTGGATGGCAGATTTTATTGCTACTGCTCATGAACACACAGAACAAGTTTATTTGAAACATTTTCAAGAATTCATTAAACCTGATGATATTGTTGGATATAGTGGTGGTATTGCCCAGAATACAATCATCAATAAAGTTCTGAGAGATAGTATTCCTAATTTGGTTATTCCTCCTCATGCAAATGATCAGGGATTGAGTCTAGGATGCGTTGAATACCTCCGAAAACACTTCTCTGAAGCACCATTCCCTCGGGATGGTTTCCCCTACTGGCAGACGGACCAGGCACCCCCTCAGAGACCCTCTCAGGAGGTCATAAAGGACACTGCGGAGAGACTTGCTAGGGGTGAGGTTGTGGGGTGGTATCAGGGTCATGGAGAGGTCGGTCCTAGAGCATTAGGAAACAGAAGCATCCTTATGCGACCTGATCTTGAAGATGGGAAAGATCTTATTAATAAGAAGGTAAAGAAGAGAGAACCTTTCCGACCATTTGGTGCTTCTATATTGGAAGAGAAGGTATCACAATATTTCTATTGGAATGGTCCATCGCCCCATATGTTGTATGTAACTGATGTTCTGGAACCAGACAGATTCCCATCAATTACACATGCTGATGGAACTTGTAGGCACCAGACTGTTTCTCTTGAACAGAATGAAGATTATTACAAATTAATTTCTGAGTTTGAAAAGTTGACGGGTATTCCAATGCTTCTCAATACCTCATTGAATGTCAACAAAAAACCAATCGCGGGAAGGATTAATGACGTTATTGGAGTCTTCCGTAAGAGTGAAATGGATGCAATTGTTACAGGAAACAAACTGATTGATAAATCCTAAATAATTTTGTCTTCAGCAGAAATGCATGGAAGTTTTTAGCTCACCCGAAGATTATCTTTTTAATCTTCACACTTGTTCACCAGGAGAAGCTAGACGCATATGGAAAGACTCTATAAAACAATCTTTTGATTACAAATGTGCCTACTGTGGGTCACGGGAACATCTCACTCTCGATCACGTTATACCCCGTTTTGCAGGAGGCACCGACGAAACTAAAAATCTTGTTTGTGCATGTAATGACTGCAATAAAGACAAGTCCCATGAGGACTGGCGCACATGGTACAATAGACAGTCATTCTATGATCCCTATAAAGAACAAAAAATTACAGAGTGGCAAAATCAAAACATTGGAAATTTCTCCAATTATATTGAAACGAAGCGGGCAGGACTAGTCTTGACCCGCAATAATTTTGTCTATAAAAAAAATAAATAAACTGTATCACATATTACATAACTACTTGCCTATATATTCTATAGGGTCTATAATAGACCTACGTTCATCCGAATGATTAGTTTACTTCTGACATTGACCCTTGCCCATCATAATGACATCAACCCTTATGGGTGGCATATGTCATGTGAAAGGTTCCTCCAACGTCGTGTGGAGATTCAAATGGATCCTAACCTAGACCAACGGTCAAAGTGGGGTTTAATTGGGTATCTCAAGACAAAGGTGGTCGTGGTCCTCAACTGACCTGCACTCAGGTCAGAGAAATTGCAGAAACCGTAGTGGAATCTGACATGACGGATCACGATAAAGAAAGATTTCTATCAAAGTTGTTTGGTAGATACATGACGCTGAAGTGTCTCAAAGATTAGGACGCAAACGACTGAAGGAACGGGAAAACGGATCCAGCGAAAGCTGAGAAGGTTAACTTTCCATTCATTCAGGTACGACAAATGAACACACTTACAATCATCAAAAAGCAAATCGAGAAAGCAGCACGTCTGCATGACGCACAAATTCTTCACACTACATATCGTGGTGTAAAGTATGAGTGCAAGCAAGAAGGCGAAGAAGTACATGGTACTTTCTGCTATCGCGGTCGCAACTACAGTAAGTGATGTCATGGAAGCACTACAAATTGTAGGGTCAATTACCCTTGGTTGTGTTGCGGCGATGACATTACTTTACGGAGAGATTCTTCTCCTCCAAAAATAAACAAGAGGGGTGACAACCCCTCTTTTTTTATCTTCACATACTTTGTATAGTCTAGTATACAAAAGATAAGAGTTAATGCAATACGTAGCGATTCCGTCAGAGTTTGCTAACATTTGTCCTATATAATTTACGAATTTGGAAAAGTCTTATGAAATGAAACCCCCCAATTTTTATTATATGAAAATTATACGTGGAGGTGGACAATGCACAACATCATGTCTCGCAGTCAATTGAACGAATGGCGTCATTTTGAAGAAACCGTTGATCAGCTCGAGTCTGAAATAGATAGAATCAATGACTACTATGAGTGTTTAATTGAGTGTGACGACACACAAGCAACTTGCAAACGTATCTGTAGGAGAATATTAGATTACAGTAGGTAGGTAAAACCGATGTTTCCTATAAGAGGGGTTGTCACCCCTCTCTTTTTATGGTAGCATCTAAATATTATCTTTGGAGGGTGTATGAATTCTTCTGATATTACTCTGTCTAGTACGGCAAAGATGTTTGAGTATGAGAAGATGGCCAGAGAGATTGATGCATGTAATGATGTAGAAACTCTCAAAGAAATGCTCAGATGTCAAGTAAAGATGTATATGAAACTTCAGGAAACCGTAGCAAGAATTTAAAGTGACACTTATATACAATGGTCCAATTTTTCCAGAACCAAATTATTTGCACATAAGATCGGAAAATTGGGAAAGTAAAAAGAAAATATTGCTTTCTATATTACGGTCTGATAAATTGGTAAAAGATGATATGGATGGAACTCGCGTCTATACGGATTATCATCATCAACTGGATAGAAATCTTGATTATTACTCTAGTGACTTGCCCACAATATTTGAAAACGAATTAGAAATTGCTCTTCATGAATTAAAGGCTTTTGATTTTAAAATTATAACATCTTGGTTTGAAAATTCGGAAAAATATTGTTGCCATGGAATTCATAATCATGGATCTGTTGGTCATAGTGCAGTTTGTTTTGTGGAATATGACGAAAAAGAACATCTTCCTACTAAGTTTCTGAGTAGTTCATTGCTTCCTACTACTCATGAAGCGATGATTCATGTGCCCCCAAATGTAAAAGAGGGTGATATTATCATATTTCCTTCAAATGTAATGCATTTCACCGATCCTGTCGTATCAGATAAATCTCGCCTAATTATTTCTTGGAATATAAGATTTGAGTTCAATGATTATCAATGAAGGCGACAATGTTGTATTTCTTGGGTGTTCTCCCGAACAAGTAAAGTGGGGGAATAATGACGATCCCAATGAAATCTTGGAAATAGGTTCTACATATAAGGTGGTATCAGTTGACATTCATAGTCAACATACTAAAATATCTTTGGATGGATTTTTGGGTAAATTTAATAGTGTTTGCTTTTCTAAAGAATATGCTTCTCAGGAGACATGATACGGATATCTAAATATCCAGATTATGAAGAAATAAATCCAAAGTTAATCGAATGGATTGATTTCTTACCTAATATGGGTGAGGATGAGGACACCAATCTATATGTTCATAAAAGAACTCCATATAATTGTTATCCATCAGTATTCAAAGAACTTGGCAGATGGGTTTTGAAAACATTTCAAATTTCTGAACCACGGGTATCCGTTCACTCAGAAATTTGGGGAGCTGTTTATAATGAGGGACATTATGCTAAAGTTCATACTCATGGTGATGATACCACCTCTTTTGTTTATTATGTAAATGCTCCACCTGGATCTTCACCAATAGTTTTTCCCGACCTAGGGAAACAGTTTGATCCAGAACCTGGGCTTTGCATAGTATTTGATGGAAAGGAACGACATGAAGTTCCTGAAAACAATTCACATAATAGAATTATCATAGCAGGAAACTTTTACACAAAATAACATGGAAAACCTATCAGAAAAACAACTTCTAGTTATTCTAGATTCTCTTCGGAACACTCAAGCAAGATACACTGTTGGCGATAGATTTTGGCAAGACTATCAAGAAATTATTGACTTTCTAAAAAAGAAAAATTGAGCATCATGAACCAATCAGCAAAATGCCACATCGCAGAGGCAACTAAACATATTCGTAGTGCTATTAAGTATTCTGCTGAAACTGACGATACCGCTTTGATCTGTAAATTGACCGAAGTATTGCAACTATTTGATAGCTGGGTAGAGACTAAGACTAAGGAGATTTCAGAAACTGGAATTTTGAATAATACTAAATTCAGATGGAAAAATGAATATTCTTTCGTTCCCGCTTTACAAACAAGTGATGATGTTCTATAGTATAAAAACCGTTATCATATTATGAATACTTTTCTCACTATCATACTGAGTAATTTTGTTTTTTATGTTTTAATTAGAATTAATCTAGTTAAAAAATTTCGCAATTCATACTCCATTTGGATTAAAGATGGTGACGGCAATCGACAAACATTATCGGATACTATTGCTTATTTGATCGAACAAAATCAAATTCAAGAAAAAAGAATTATGTATTTGGTCGATGAAATAGAACAACAATGGTTGAACATTGAACAAATTAAAACAGCTACAGGAACGGAACGTTTTTGTAGTGATAGGGAGGTAAAAAACCGTGTATGAGGAACTAAATTGCTTTGAAGAAGCACTAAAACACTTTGGAACAAGAGTTGAGATCATTACTGCCATGGAAATGGCAAGAAAAATTTCTGCAGAAGATGCATATCAACTGATCAAAGACGAACTTAAAAGTGTAAAAAAATGTCGTAAGGAGTGTAAGTCATGAAAATTTTCTTAGATACTGCCAATTTTGATGAAATTCAAAAAAGAGACTCAACTGGTCTCATTGATGGAGTTACCACCAATCCATCTCTTATCCTAAAGAGTGGTGGAGATCCTGTAGAGGTCATTAAACGTATTTCTGGGGAGTTTCCACACTTCGAGTCTATTTCCGCTGAAGTGGTTGCGGACAATGCTCCTGAAATGATTGATCAAGCTCAGGCTTTCAAGGAACTGCATAATGTTACAATTAAAGTACCTTGCACTGTTGAGGGACTAAAGGCATGTAAGGCTTTGCGTGGTGATGGATTCACTACTAATGTTACTCTCGTATTCTCTGTTGCTCAGGCAATTTTGGCTGCGAAATCAGATGCAACCTATGTCTCTCCATTTGTTGGCCGACTCAATGACAATTCTTTCAGTGGTGTAGAACTTGTGCGTTCCATCTCTATGTGTTATAGAGAACATATGGTTCGCACTAATATTCTTTCAGCATCTCTTCGTGATGTTCATCACGTATCTAGATGTTTCGCTTATGGTTCCGAAGTATGCACTCTTCCCGTTGGAATTTTTGATAAAATGTATAATCACATTTTGACGGACAGTGGTTTGGAACGTTTTCAAAAAGATTGGGATTCAATTAATGGCACTAAGTAAATCAGTATTAGAATCACTTAAAGACTCAGAATCTAGTTTGCGTAATGCACTTGCTTTTTCCGCTAGGTCCGAAAGACCTTTTGTTGCAAAAACAATTGCAACTATGATTGCAGAACTTGATAGTTTAATTCATATAGATAGTTTGATGGACACTATGGAACATTCATTGGAAGATACTAATAATGAGTGAAGACTGGAGATATACCGAAGAACGCATGAATCTTCGACAAGAAGTATTTCTAGCACTCAAAAAATACAACACACTTTCAAATGTCCGCTTCCTCTACGAATTTTGTCATGACTGGGTATCGCAAGGAAACCAGTCGATATCAAACTGTGAGCAGCACTTTCTCCAATATAGAGAACAGGTTGCAACTAAAACCTGATTGCATGGTCAAGATTCAAACGGCACCAGATCAATACGTTACGGGTAGAGTTCTTGTTATTCTAGATAGATACTTTACAGTTTGTATAAATGAAACTACGTTAACCGCATTATGTGTTTTTCGTGAAAACTGGTCCGAAGTAGAATTACTATCATTATAAAAAACATGTTTACAATTTACGGAAAAGAAGATTGTGGTATGTGCCACAAACTAAAAATGGTATTGGAACTGTTGGGGAAGGACTATGATTATCTCCTTCTAGGGGAAGATTATAGTGAAGAGGATTTTGAAATTAAATTCCCAGGAAAAACTCTCATGCCTCAAGTGGAAAAGGACGGTGTATATGTCGGTAACGGCAATGAAACGGTTCAATATCTAAAAGAACAACGCATTTTTTAAGTGGAACGTCATAACTTTCACATAAATAAAGGTGTGGAATTAATATTAAGGGGGGAACCAAAGCCTAAAGACGAAAGGAACACCTGGGAGGTGAGCTTTGGAAAATTGGTTTCTCTTTTCAAACGAGAATACGACTTCTTTTTCAAGGTTTCACTAAACATAAGAAAGAAGTAAGACCTCGGAGGAAAGACTCATGGATGCTGCAATTATTGCGATATTTTGTCTACTTAGTGTGACATTACTGCTCGTCGGTGGTATAATTGGTTGGCTTGCACAACAAAACAACCTGTTTATCTCACAGACAGTACCCGCCCTCCATCCAGAAATGTATGATGAAAATGGTAATGTTTTGCCAGATGAAATTTTAGCTGTACGATTTGAGAATGACTATGACGACGAAGAAACCTACGACGAGGATTAGAAAGACTACCGTCAAATCCACGTCAAGTAAACCCAAAACGGTGGCAGTCAAAAAGAAAGAACTGCCACCCAATCCTATGGTCCATGAACTTCTGGAAGCAGTTGATTCCGAAAGAGTCAAAACCAAAAAAATCTCCCTACTCAAGCAACATGGAGATAATTCTGTTAAGAGTCTCTTTATTTGGAACTTTGATGAAACTGTAGTTTCTATGCTTCCAGAAGGTGATGTTCCTTATCAACCAGTAGATAGTGATCAAATCACTAATAAAGAAGCTGGAGTAGCAAATCGTAGCACTATTCGTGCTAAAGCTGATATGTTCTATAATTTCGTAAAAGGTGGTAACGATGGGCTGAATAAGATCAAGAGAGAGTCTATGTTCATTGGTCTTCTTGAGACTTTACATCCATCAGAAGCTGATTTGCTCATTCTCGTTAAGGATAAACTTCTCGGAACCAAATATAAAATTACTAAAGAGTTGGTATCGGAAGCATATCCAGATATTCAGTGGGGAGGGCGTAGTTGAGTAAAATAACTATTCTCCATTCAAAATGTGATCCGAATCTCGCACAAGATAAAAATCTTCCATATACCGCTTACTTACTTGAATATGTTGATGGTGAAACCACATGTTACGACATTGCAATGTCATCCAAAAAAGTAGATCTTTTTGATCATTACTGGGATACGTACAATACTGGGTTCAAAAATATGACCCAGACAGAAGGTAGAATCAATCCCAAACTTTATGGATACGGCAAAGAAAAAAAGAAAAAATGACGGAAGAAAACCCCAAAGTAAAAGTAAGTGTTGATATGGATGAGTTTAATAAACTCATGAAAACTTATAAAAAACAAAAAAAGTATCTCAAATCAAACATTTTTGAAATTACCCGACTTACAAAATGAATTACGAAATCATTGACAATTTTTTGCCTGAAGAGGTATATAAGACTGTCAATGAGGTAATGTTGGGACAAGAAATGGACTGGAATTTTAATCGTGGAGTAAACAGACCCAATGATGGGTTTTATCAGTTTACCCACGTTTTTTATTCTAATCATCAACCAGTGAGTAGATTTTACCCACTGATTCAACCCATTATTGATCAAATTAATCCAGCTGCTATTGTTAGGATAAAAGCTAACATGCATATTCAACAACCTGAAAAAATTCAGCATGGTTTTCATTATGATGTTGACAATTGCACCACAGCAATATACTATGTAAATACAAATAACGGGAAAACCGTTTTTGAAAATGGCATGGAGGTTGATAGTGTAGGTAATCGTCTCTTCGTTTTTGATTCAAATGAAGAACATACGGGAACCACAAGCACAGACACTCTCCAAAGATGTGTTATTAATTTCAACTATTTTGTTTAATGTGGTATAATCTATGAACAAAGATCGACTAAAACTTATCATAAAGAATTTAGAACTTCTTGTTAATGCTCTTAAATCCGAAGTCTATTCGGATGTAGAGTCTTACACTACTTCTTCCAAAGATCAAAAATCACAATTTTTTTATCAAGGTAGAGATGATGACGACGGCTATCCTGATTGATTAATGAACAGCGCAAAACTTATCACTATTACTCCTGATGCGGAGAAACTCATGGCTTATGTTGCCAGAGTATCAAATCCAGCTAATCAGGACAATGAAAACTATGCAGGTCTCCTTCGATACTGCATCAAACACAATCATTGGAGTGTGTTTGAACAGAGTTCTATGACTCTTGAACTTGAGACTACAAGGGCTATAGCGGCTCAAGTGCTGAGGCACCGTTCGTTCACATATCAAGAGTTTTCGCAACGGTATGCTAGTACTCAACTCCTTTCTGAAGATATTCCTGTACCTGATCTTCGTCGGCAAGATACTAAAAACAGGCAGAATTCTACAGATGATTTGGACCTTCTAACAAAAGTTCAACTTATGAGTAAGATTGAAGAACACTTCATGAAGAGTCGTGTTCTCTATGAAGAACTTCTTCTACATGACGTGGCTAAGGAATGTGCTCGCATGGTGATGCCTCTCGCTACGCCGACAAAAATCTACATGACGGGCACATGTCGTTCTTGGATTCATTATATCGAATTGCGGTCTGCAAATGGAACGCAAAAAGAACATATGGATCTTGCAGAATCCTGCAAACAAATTTTTATTGAACAATTTCCCACAGTATCTGAAGCACTTGAATGGTCATGAAACTATTAACACTTGAAGATTATCAAAAAGCAGGAGAAACTTTCTGGCCTAAGTATTGGTACATTGCCAAAGAACTTGGTGAAGATGCTAAATCGGAGGACATCTTGAAAGTTATGGAAGCAGTTGGTGGTATTGCATTAAAACTTGCACTAGAAAAGAAAGATGGTCCTTTCGGATTTAATAAAGAGAAGGAGGAAGATGGCGACGTACCCAGTAGTTAACACAAAAACGGGGGAAACCCAAGAAGTGACGATGAGCGTTCACGATTGGGATCAGTGGAAAGAAGACAATCCCGAATGGATTCGAGACTTTTCAGACCCTAGTACTTGTCCTGGTGTTGGTGAAGTTGGTGAGTGGCAAGATAAACTCGTCAATAAGCACCCAGGTTGGAACGAAGTTCTCAAGAAATCAGAGAAATCTGCTGGTATCCGAGGACGAAGGAATAAACTATCACGATAGAATTATGGCACGAAGGAAGAGAAATCAAGATGATCCCATTGGAGTGGGAATGACGGCTAAACAAATGCGTCGTCGCAAACCAATCAATGCCGACATGATGGTTGACATTGAACCTCTTACTGCTAATCAGAAGATTCTTTTTGATCATTATGATGAAGGTAAGAACATCTTTGCATATGGTGCTGCTGGTACTGGTAAGACATTTATTAGTTTATTCAAAGCACTTAGAGATGTACTGGACGAAAATACTCCATATGAGAAACTCTATATCGTAAGATCTTTAGTTTCTACTAGAGAGATTGGATTTCTCCCAGGAGACCATGACGATAAGTCTGCCTTGTATCAGATCCCATATAAGAATATGGTTCGATACATGTTCGAGTTACCTACAGACGCAGACTTTGAAATGCTCTATGGTAATTTGAAAACTCAAGAGACTATTTCTTTCTGGAGCACTTCTTTTATTCGTGGTACAACCATGGATAATTGTATTGTGTTAGTAGATGAAATGCAAAACTTGAATTTTCATGAATTAGATAGTATAATTACAAGAGTTGGTGATAACTGCAAAATTATTTTTTGTGGGGACTCCACACAGACTGATCTTACCAAATCGTATGAGCGAAATGGAATTCTAGATTTCAAAAAAATTATTGAAGTTATGGAAGAAGATTTCGGAGTTATTGAATTTGATCTTGATGATATTGTTCGTTCTGGTCTTGTTAGGAACTATCTGGTCACTAAATTAGCACTTGCATTGTAATGTTTGTTTATCTAAACACTCTTGGTGATAGTGATATTGAAGCTGTCAATATTGATGGAGTTAGATATTATTATCCGCCTGGGTGTAGTGGTCCTTATCCTTCGATCACATCCGTAACCAGTTTTTATAATAGGAAAGTTTTCCAAGATTGGAGACGACGAGTTGGGGAAGAGGAAGCCAACAAAGTAACCACAGTTGCAACTCGAAGAGGAACAGATTTTCACGAAGTTTGTGAGCAGTATATAAAAAATGTTCCTCTTTCTGAAATCGATATGTTGCCTACCACAAAGGCTTTATTTCTTACTGCAAAGGATAAAATAGACAACATAAATAATATACACGCAATAGAAAAAGCTCTATACAGCAATTATCTTGGTATTGCTGGCAGAGTTGACTGCATCGCGGAGTATAATGGAGAGTTGTCCATTATCGATTTCAAGACATCAAAGAAACCAAAACCCGAAAAGTGGATTGAACAGTATTTTGTTCAAGAAACCGCTTATGCCTGCATGTATTTTGAAATGACAGGTATCCCAGTTAAGAAGATTGTCACCATTATGGCGGCAGAAAATGGAGAATGTGTAGTTTATGAAAAACGGAACAAAAGTGACTATATTAAACTTCTTACCAAATATATCAAAGAATTCGTCACATACAAACTCGGAGAGTATGGATAAAGAAGTCAACGATCTATTGAAAGCAAAGTTTTTGTGTCAAACAAAATTTACTCAAGATATCGAAAAATTAGTTCAGTCTTCTGATCTGAATTATATTGAAGCAATTATCACTTATTGCGAAGAAAACAATATAGAGTTGGAGTCAGTAAGCAAACTGATTTCAAAACCACTCAAAGAAAAACTAAAAGTTGAGGCTATGGATCTCAATTATCTTAAGAAAACCACTAGATCTCGTCTGCCTCTCTAATGGAACCAGTCGAGGTTTATCAAACTTATTTGGCTTTTAAAAATCACTTTTGTAAAGAGAGCTACGATTTTTTTAAGTATAAAGGTAGAGTATCTGCATCTAAAACTGGATTTAATAAAAGAAAGGATAAGTACTTCTTTGAAAGGATGTCAAGAAAAAGATCTGATGCCGAAATCAGAGATTTTTTTCTGGCAAATTTTAGTCAATCTTCCGACCCATCTAAATTGTGGATCGGAGAAATTATAAAATCAGGCGAAGGTGTCTATACTTCTTGGTTCTTTAGACAAAAAACTTTATTGAACACATTTCAGGTAGAATCTGAGGTGTTTTTAAGTCATAACTTCGATGATATCTTTAAAATAAAAGGATCATCTCATCCCCATCTCCTTAGAAAGCATATCCAAGGTTTACTTTCTATAGAAACCATGGTAATATTGGATTCGATTTTACAGTTTACGCATGAATATGATCAAAAACTCTTTGATCCTGTGTGGGAAACTGTAAGTCTCAAGATTAGGAAGTATAAACCCTTTCTAAATATTGATGTCAAAGACTGCAAGCGAATTTTAAGGGAGACGGTTAGTTGTGAGTGATTTTTTCGATTCCCCAGTTGTTCGTTCCTCTATTGCTGAGATCAATGAACTTCAAGAAGAATTGGTTAGTGGAATGATGAAACGTGGGTTCAATAAACCCATAGATTATGATGAAGGAATGGAACAACTCAGGGTTATGAGATCCATTCTTGAAAAACAAAAAAACTTTATGTTTAGATTGAAACTGTCTGATGATCCTCAAGCACTTGAAATGAAGAATGCAATTCTTGATTCTGCTAAGATGCTTGGTATGAGAGATGACCAAGACATTGAAGAGTTCTTTGCGGATCTCGAACAAACCCTTGATAGACTCGAAAAAGGTCTTGACGAATAACCCAAACACACGTATACTTAATACGTACAATACACACAATACGAACAAATACGGAGAACACACATGTCTTTTGCCGATCTGAAAAAACAATCCCGCGCTGGATCTCTCACCGATAAACTGATTAAGAAGGTGGAGAAACTGAATGAAAAGGGTAGTAATAATGATGATCGTTTTTGGAAACCAACTGTAGATAAGGCTGGTAACGGCTATGCAGTAATTCGTTTCCTCCCTGCACATTCCAACTGTGAACTTCCCTGGAATCAAGTCTGGTCTCATGCTTTCCAAGGTCCTGGTGGATGGTATATTGAAAACTCCTTGACCACCATTGGAAAGGATGATCCCGTTGGAGAACTGAACCGCAGTCTGTGGAACAGTGGCAATGATGCTGATAAAGAAATCGCACGTAAACAGAAACGTAAACTGTCCTACTACGCTAATGTGTATGTGGTTAAGGATGCTGCCAATCCCGAAAACGAAGGACAAGTTAAACTTTACAAATTTGGCAAAAAGATCTTTGATAAGATCACCGCAGCAATGCAACCCGAGTTTGAGGATGAAGATCCTATCAATCCTTTTGATTTCTGGAAGGGTGCTAACTTCAAATTGAAGATCAAACAGGTTGCTGGTTATTGGAACTATGATTCTTCTGAGTTTGGTCGTGTCGAACCTCTAATGGATGACGATGATCAACTAGAAGAAATTTATAACAAGGTTGTTGATCTTAATGAGTTTACTTCCGATGACAAGTTCAAAACCTATGATGCTCTCAAAAAGCGTCTAGATGCGGTTCTTGGACGTAAACAACAACTTCGTGCTCCAGAACCTGAAGTTGAAGAAGAGGAAACTCTTGAAGATCTCAGCGAAGGACGTGGAACTACTTCTGCA